CGCCGACCTGCGGCGATCCGGCTTCCTGATCGACGTCTGCGATCGAGATGCCGACCAGCGATTCGCCCGCCACGTAGGGCCGCATCTCCGCGAGTTGCTTCTTCCGGTATTGCGTGAATTCACCCATGTCGTCGTCCTCCGTCGTCCGCTTCGAGACCCATGAGACCCATGAGACCTATGAGACGCCTGAGACGTCTCGCGGGCGGCGGCGTCCTCTCAACGCAGCAGGATTACCGCGCCACCAGGTCGCTTCCCACGCCTGATGCCCGCCGCCGCCCGCGAAGGCTGGAAGGTTCATCACGGTTGCTCATCCAACGGACGCACATCGGGCCACAGATCGAAGAGCGGTAGCTCGCCTTCGTCGCGGGCGGCCTTCCGGAGGCGCAGCATCAACCCGTCGGCCTCCTCCTGCAGTTCCTTGACGTGGGCTTTCGCGCGCGTGATGTCGTCCAGCACGAGGGCTAATTGCCGCTCGAGGCTGACCATCTGGCTAAAGCGCCGGGCGGCCCGTTCTTGCGTAATCGTGTGGCTCATGGGGTTACACCAAGAACAGGCTGGCGATCCAGCAGGCGAGGCCCGCAGACTGCCAGTTGATGCGCGGCGGTGGCGGCACGTTGAACGTCGACACCACGAAACACACGAACGCGAACATCAGCAACAGAATCCGCAGCGTCGGCAGGATCGTCACCATCAGGCCACTCCTTCCGTTCGTTCGACTTCGGCCGCCAGGTCGCGTTGGAGCTCGAGCACCACCAGAATCTTGTCATCGACCTCCTCGATGTCGCGGCTCGCCCGCAGCACCTGGTCGACGAGGTGCGCCCGTTGCTGGAGGTAGAGCACGCGCAGGACCTGGTAGTGGGCCAGCAGGTCCCGCAGTTCATCATGCTGGTCGCGTTGCTGGGCGTTCATCGCACCTGTGCCCCAATCACGCGCAGCGCGGCGATCGGATCGTGGACATAGGCCAGGGGCCATCCCATCCGCCGCAGTTCTTCCTGCGCCGTGGTCGCCCTGCCCTTGGGCATTTTCGCGTCCATCATGAACAACTGCCCACGGTAGTACGCCAGCAAGTCGAAGCGATCGAGCCGCAGCACCAGGGCGCCGACGTGCTCGAGCGCGTCCACGATGGCCGGTTCATTCGCATCGCGCCGCTTCGCCCAGCCCATTTAAAGCGCCGTCCCGTCTTGGCGGCGACCACCGTTGCCGAATCCCGCCACCGTCATCAGGCCGGGCGCACACGTGCACTCGTAGCCCTTTAAATTCCCGATGTCCTCGTCGGCCAGGCGCCCATCGCCGTCATAGCCGTTGTTGAACTGGCACGTCGCGATGGTCTCCCAGACCGTGAAGTCAATCGGATGGCCGCGCCCGCTGTCGCCGAGGCCCCACACGCCGCCGGGCGCGAGTCTGTCGAGGCAGTCCGTCGATCGCGCCGCCATCATGCCGGCCGTCCACGCGGGATCGCACTGATAGAGCACGCCGTCGACTTTGCCAAAGTTCGCGCGCCAGAAGTCGGTGGGCGTTTCGTCGTTGGCCTGCCACGAAATGTAATGCGGAAAAAAATGCAGCCGGATCTGGCACCATATGCCGATGAGCGCGGCGTCGTGGTCGATCATCGCGCGCACGATCTCGGGCGACCAGTGGTTCATCTCCCACGCCGGCGTTTCAACTTGCATCGCGCCCTCGCGGAGCAGGCGTTCGATGAGCGCATCGGGCGCGCTGAGGTCCGGCGGCGTCGGCGTGTAGTACTTCGAGCGCATCAGGTGATGCACGAACAGACCCGCCTCGCGACAGCGCACGCTCATCGCGACGTAGGCGTCCTCGCTCAGGCCGGCCTCGAACGAATCTTGCGGCGAGAGCGAGATGTGCGTGTAGCCGTAGCTGCGATACGTTTTCAGAATCCGGTCTTCCCAGTCGCGGCCGTAGCGATCGAGGAAGTAGGTTAAGACCCGATTCTGCGCGGGTCCATTCGCCCCGCCGGCCACCGGCGGCAGCCCGGGGATCGTCAGCCCCCACGCATCGCCGCGCCACCAGCGCACATCGGCCTGCGGCGGCGGATCGGCGCGCAACACGGTGTAGACCGGCAGCGGCGCGCCCGTGTCGGGATCCGTCGTGTCCGTGTCGAACGGCGGCAGCGGCGGCCGCACGACGATCACGGGCGGCGGCACCGGCACCGCGTCCGGCGTCGACGTCAAGAACGGCCAGGCGGCGGCATAGCTCATGCTTCCGCCTCCCGACAGGCTTCGGCGACAGCACGGTGCAGATTCCGCATCGCGCCCCACTTGATCAGTCGCTTGACTGAATAGGGTGGTCGAGGATTCTTCACGGGAAAGAAGCAGCCCTGCTTCATCGCGTAGAGCACGGCGTCCACAATGTCTTGCTTCGCCTGTTCTGTCATCGCCTCACTCGTTCGGGATCACGTCGACGAACGGCGCGAGATACACCGACCCGGCTGGCCCGAGCGGCGCGAAGATGATCCGGTCGGGCCGCCGCAGCCCGGTTTCGTACGGCCCGCGACTGCCCGGCGGCCGCGTTTCGACCGTCCCGTCAGGCTGCACCGACAGCACCGTGTCCGCGCCGACCGGATACGTCACCGTCACGAGGTCCCCGTCGAGGATGTTGATCTGGTGCGGGCCAATCGCGACGACGTCCAGCATGATCGGCGCGTCCTCGTCGGGGTCCACGTTCCGGGTCTCTGGTGTTGACAGGGCCGCGCGAATCGCGCTCGACAGGATCCGGCCGACGTGCTGGGGCTGGGCGCGGTCATAGGGCACCTTCACCACGACGGCGATCACGGACGAGCGATGCGTCTTCGAATCCATTCAACGGTCCTTTCGTGAACCATGCGCCATCGTCAGCACCCGCGACACCGCCGCGCCCGTTTCCACCGCCGACGCGCGTTGGCGGATCCGTTCAGCCGCCTCGCGCCGCGTCTTCATCTTCGCCGGCAAGGTTTCATCCGCGCGGTCATAGCGCACCCGCGGCGGCACGATCAACGTGTCGATCAGCGCGTCGCCTGTGTGCCAGCGGCCGAATAACGGTTTCATCCTCAGCCCTCCTCGCCGCTCTGGCGTCGCTTGAAATCCAACGGCAACAATCCGATCCGCGTGAGATCGATCGGCGGCGCCGGGGCGTCGAGCTCGAGCACCGCGGGCAGATCCGGCGGCGCCGGGCCCGCGCAGTCCGCGCAGCGATACTTCTTCGCCTTGCAGCTGCCGAACGTGATCCGCAACAACACGGTGTCCGCGGGGATCTCGGCGCCGCATTGCCCGCAGTGCCGCAGCGTGCGATCGCGCATCCAGGTCGTCATGCGCGCCTGCGTCCTTTCACGGATTCCCGCTGCACCGCCGTTAACAATCGTGCGTAGAGATCCGCGGCTTCGTGACGCGAGAGCGGCCGCGCGTCGTCGTCGCGTTCGACATGCTGCGGATTCGTGGGCCGCCGCAACACCGTGCCCGGCAGCGGCCGATTGGATTCGATCAGCCGATACGCCGCGCTGATGTCGTCGTTGGTCCACCGAATCTTCAACCGCGCGCATTCGCACTTGAGGGCCTCGGTCAGGTCGGTCAGGGTCTCGAAGGTTTCGCGGGCCAGCAGCACCCTGGCGAGCCGCGCCAGCAGCCGGCCTTTCGACTCGAATCTTTTCGGGGTGTCCGGTCTTTCCATGAGACACATTCGCGTCGGCGCGAGGTTCTAATTGCTCCTAGAACGACGAGTTCAGAAGAGAAGAGATCTAGCTAATTAGCTGGTTCCGTTCTTCTTTGGTACGGGTACGGGTACGGGATCGCGCGCGCGCGCGAGTGTCCGCGTACCGTCCGTCGATCGTCCGCGCGGACAACTCGCGGACGGCATATCCCATGCCATCACATTTTCAGCCGTGGCCATTCCGTGTCGCACGCTCCTCCTGTTTGCGCAGACGCTCCCGTTTGCGCTTGGTCTTGATGTGTTTCGCCAGCGGGTTATATTCGTCGAAGTCGTGGATCTGAAAGCCCCCGGTCACCTTCTCGAGCAGCTCCGCCTTCACAAGCGCGTCAGCGATGGAGCGCGGCTGGTCGACATGCCGGAAGCCGAGGACCACGTCCTCGGGCAGAAACCCGTCGGTCAAATGTTTGTTACTCCATAGCAACCCCACGGTGTAAAACCCCAACGCGATCGCCGATCCGTTCTTGCCGATGATCCGGCCGGCGGTGAAAATCTTGCGGTGATCGATCAGCGCGTCATCGAGCTTGGACCACATACCTCAGCTCATCCCGTTGTTCCTGCGGGCTGTGTCCGCTGTGCGAGTTCCGTGCGGCTGCGCGGGCTGAGCCGGCAGCAATACCAGCAGCGCCGCAGGCCGTCCGGCCCGTGCATTGTGTAGTCGTGCTGCTGGTGGCCCGTCGCGCAGGGTTCCTCGGGCGTGACGTCCCAGGGGTGCGGCGGCCGCGGGCGATCGGGCGGCACGTTGGGCCGCGCGTCGCGCAGCTGCTGCTGGGCGCGGTCCGCGGCGGCCTGGGCGGTGAGGCGATCGCGGTGCGCGCTCATGGCTGATCTCCCGGCCGCGGCTGCACCGCAACCGAAAGGGCCAGATCGGGATCGGTGAAAAACTCCCCGCACCAATCCGTCGCCGCGGTGCCCGGCCACGCGCTCATCGGTCCCTCGTCCGTGAAGTCGACGACGGGCGGCCGCCGGCGGCACTGCCCGAATACCTCGGTGCCTGGTTGCCAGTACAGGCAGAGACTGCACGACATGACGGGCACGTCGGTGGTGAGGGTCATGGCTCCTCCGTGACGGCGAGGCCGCCGCGCGTGGTCTTGACGTGAGGCGGCACGGTCTCGGCGCCGTCGAGCAGAGACGCGCCCTTGCGCGCAGGCTTCGCGGGTTTCGCCTTCGGCGTCCGCCGCGCGAGGATGCCGCGGGCGATCGCCAAGACGGTCTGCGCCTGCTCGAGCGGCGCACTCTCGAAAAACGCCACCACCACATCGACGGGATCTTTGCGTCGACTCATGCGGCCACCTCGTGATCCACCGACACACCCAGCCGGTGCGCGAAGTCGGCCACCTGGTCGAGATACGCCGCGAATTCGTCCTTCGTCAGCGTGGTCGTGGTCGTCAGCGCCACGAGTTCGACGTCATCGACGATCTCGCCCTGGACGTCGTGAATCAGCACCCGGGTGGCCGCCGGCAGCAACCGCTGTTTGAGATACGCGTGCACCTCGAGCGGTGAATAGCCGGTATGGGCAGCGAGCGGCGCCACGTAGCCAGCCCAGTACCGCGCGTTCAGCCCACGGGATCGGGTCGCGCCTGCCGGCTCAATCCGGACGAGGACTTCGCCATCCGGCCACGCCGCACACGCCCGCGTGAAGGCTTGCTTCTGGCGCAGCTTCAACTGGCCGCCGCGCACGAACCCCGAGGCCACATAGGCGCGCGTCGCCATCACGCCTCCACCAGCACGTCGGCCGCGAGCTGCGCCACGTCTTTGTAGTCGCGGTCGCACTCGGTGAGAAACAGCCGCACCAGCAGTTCGTAGGCCTTCAAGTCGACGTGCTCGCGGTAGACGCGCACGACCACCAGGCGCAACGCCTCGGGAAAGCGATCATCGAACGACACGAAGTCGCACCAGGCCGCGCCGGTCAGCCAAATCTGATGCTGGATCTGCGCGAAGTAGTCCTTGGGCACCGCATGCGACCGCAGGTACGCCAGGTGCGTTGCGCTCTTCGGACACTTGATCTCGACGAGGCCGGTGTAGCCGCCGATCTCGCCGTCGGGCGAGCCGCCGGTGGCGAGCTCGGGGTGCTGTAGGAAGCCGCACGGCTGCACCAGGGCGCCGGTGGCGGCTTCGTAGGCGGCGCGGGCGTCGGCTTCCTTGTCGATCCCGCGCTGCATCTCGGCGTTCACGAAGCCGTTGTCTTGCGACATCCCGGTGAGGCGTTCGCAGACAATCTGCATGCGCAGGTCGCGCCGGGCGGCGGCCTCGCCGGTCTTGATGGTCGCCAGCATGTCGCACGCGCGCGAGGCCGTCAGCTTGCCCACGCGCGCGGCATACCAGGCCGGCGTGCGTTGATCGGGCGTGGCGATGGTGAAGGGAGTCACGCAGCCCTCGAGATGATGACTTCGGCGTTCTTGCGCCGAGTGGCGCCAGCGACGGCCGTCGTATATGTCACAGACACCTGTTCGATACGCGCCCAGGAATAGAGCTCACGCACGAGCGGGTGGTCGTCGTAACTGAGCACCCAGGGCGCCACGCATTGCCGAAGCGCCACAGCGAGTCGACGGTGATCGTCTTCAGACATGCTGCGTTTATAGAGCTGGGCGCCTTTTTCCACATACGGCGGGTCGGCGTAGATGAAGGCGTGCGGCGGCGCCCCAACGATCAGCGTCGAAAAGTCGACTGCCGTGATGCGTACCTTGGCGAACCGATGCAAGAGATGGTGTAAGCGGGCGATCTCCAGGCACAGCCGCGAGGCGTTCCATCGACAGTCGACGTTGAACCGGCTCGACTGGTGCTGCCCACCGATTGGGCCACCAGCCTTGACGCCAAGTCCACTGAAACTGGTTTGATGCAGGACGAGTTTCCGAAACCCGACCTCGAGCGGATCCAGGTCGTGACGCCCGTCTTCATCACGGAACCGATAGAACGTATCAACGGATGGCACGAACGCCCGCACGCAGGCGGCGAGCTCGTCCGGCACGTCGAAGACTGCCTGCCATAAACACCTGACGCCAAAATCGAGATCGTTGATCCAGACGGTGTAGTTACGCGCGCCCATTCGCAGCACGCCGAACCCGACGGCGCAGGCTCCGAAGAACGGCTCCCGATAATCGAGACAGTCAGACCGAAAGAGCCCGTCGCCCATAGTCAGCGCGGCAGGGAATCGACGAATGATGGCGCGGGCAATCTTCGCTTTTGAGCCTGGATACCGGATCATGCACACACCCGAGCCTGGAGTTCGTCGATCAGCCGCGACATCGGCAAGAGCGCCTC